TTTTTGGTTGTTACTTGTGGCTTTTTTGCCAAACTGGATGATGCAGCAGCTCTTTGTGCAGCAGTATAAGATATGTCATTTTTATTTTCTGAAACTTTTGTCTCTTTATACATTTGGAATTGCCGAACTGGGAAACCTACTAAGTCACCTAGCTCTTCTATCTGTGCTAAGTTTAACTTAACAAAGTTTAAATCATTCTCTTTAGCTAACTCAACAATAGTTGAAGTTTTACCAATACCTGATTCACCCACAACCTCAACAGATACAGATTGCTTACCTTCTTTTTGTAAGAATCTATTGTTAGTGATTATGTGATTAACAAATCCTTTTAGTTCTGTAGCATTTAAATTTACTTGACCCATTTTTACTTTTTTAATTTAATTTAGTTTTATCTTTTGTCCTGGTAACTCATCATTTATCTCTGATATACTGCTGTGTACCCATAAGGTATTTTTTGGACAGTCATCAGGAGAATATGCTTCACCATCTGTTAAATATATAAGAGCTGTATATAACCCTTTCTTTTCATTATAGTGATCAATTACTGGTTGAAAGCTTGTCCCACCACGACCATGTATCTCCCAATCTTTCTTTGGATTGAATTCTTTTACACTTTTTAATTTAGTATCACATTGTGCAACTGTAATTTTATGACCAGTTTTATGCATATGTGCTAACTCAGAGAAGAATTCTTTTAGTTCTTCTGTATTTACAGAACCTGATGTGTCAACACCAACAAGTATATGATTCTTAAACTTTATCTTTAAACCAGGGTTTTCAGAATAACGTTTATTATACTTACGTCTCATCTTTCTAGTGTAAACTATACTTGAATTACCTACAAACCTTCTTAAATAAGCTTTCCAATTAAACTTTGCAGGTTCAACATGCATTAACTTATGAATTAGCTCTGATAACTCTCCAGGCACAGTGCCTTGCTTTTTAAGAGTTTCTTGTGTTGCTTCCTTAAGCTGATGATCAACCTGCTTTTGCACAAGCTTTTTATCAGCTTCAGATAAATCATCAAAATCATTCCATGTACCATGACAATGTGGGCTATTACCATCCATTTGATCCATTAGGTTATCTAATGATGGAGATGTCCCATCTTGTTGTGCTTGTTCCAAAAGTCTATAATATTCTTTTGTACCTGCTTTAGTAGGAAGATTTAATTCAGGAAAACTTGAGAGTAATAAACCACCTTCAGGTAATTTACTTTCCAGTATGTACTGGTTAATTTCTAAATCAGCAGCTATATTAAATAACTTATGATTAGAATATAGATCTCTCATTATTAAGTGCCCAAATGCAATATGTAATAGTTCATGCTTTACCAAACCATATCTATGATCCTCACTTAAATTAAAGTAAAAATCAGGATTGATTGTTAACTGCATTCCAATACCGTGCTTGCTAACACCTGCTGTAGGTATTTTATCACTGTATTTTTTATTTATACCAATTAAAAAAAGCCCGTAAAAGGGCTCTGTAAATATTAAATTTTTAGTTGTCCGTGCAACTACATCTTGTATGTTCATCATATCTATATAATTTTATCTAATATTTTTTTATAAGTTTCTTCATTATATGTACCACCAATATCAATCAGGATACGTTCTATTGTAAGAGAACCTATAGCATACTTAATGTTCCTACTTTTTAAAAATAACTTTCTTGTATCATAATGTAAAGCTTTAGTAAATAGTTTATCAGTTATATATTTATCATCTAACTCTAAACTATTATAACAATGCATTCCTAAATCAAAATCATCAGGTAGTCCATTAAGTAATCTTAAAATATTAAAGAAATCATTCTTCTTTAGTAGATTCATCTGTTAATATTTCTATCCATACTCCGGGATTCTTTTTATCATATTTATATTGAATAAATACAGGAAGAATAAATTCTGCATTATCATCCTCAATCCAACCCGCTTTGACCATATCATCTTGTACTGTTTGTGCAGGATTGATATAATCAAATTTATGCTTAGTACCTCTTACAAATGTAAAAGATATCTTAGCTGGTAAAGTACATTTAGATAATTCTGCTTTAAACTCTTCAGCATACTTTTCATAGTATTCTTTAGTAAGCTTCCTATAGTTAACTACTGTCTTACTAGCTATAAAGTATTTACCCGTCCATCTTCTTCCATTTTTACTGGAAGGTACAGAACCCGGTATCCACCATTTTTTTGGTTTTTTCATATCATTTATTAAGTGTTTGTTTTAGTAATGGTTTTAATACTTCATGTAATTTATCAAAGCCATGTTTTTCCATAGCATCTGATATGTCTTTACATATAGTTAGCGCACATCCATGTATATTATATGTGCTTGCATATCTTTCAATTGCTTTAAAACCTGCTTCATCATTATCAAACAATGCAATAACCTTTTTATACTTTTTTTTAAAGTTTTGTATAATGTGAGGTTTAATTATAGTATTCTCTGAGTCTGGTGCTACAACTTCAATGTTATAACCCATACCCTTCAAACACATTGCATCTTTTAATGATGAACATATTACTAAATAAGGTTTCTCATATTTTAATTGATCTAGTCCCTGAAGATAAGTATTGACTTTATGAAATCTATGTTTACTTTTGGGTTGATATATTTTATATACCTCTCCATGTTTATTAAAGTATCCATAAACTCTTGGTGCCTGTATCTTTAATGTATTAATGTGGCCATCTTCTTGCTTTATGAGATTATAATACTCAATTGGCTTAACATTATACAAATCCAACATAGACATACCTATCCTATAAGATAACCAGTAATCTGCATCTAGTTGATTCCACGGTCTGTGTTTTATAAAATCCACTTCCCATTTAGATACAGGTTTAAATTCAATTTTGGCTTTACCATTTTGCTTGACATATACATTATAGTCAGATATAATCTTCATCACAGCTTTAGTATAACCAATATTAAACATAAGTTTTACTAAGTCAACTTTATTACCATTATTACCAGTTGAGAAGTCTTTAAATTTATATTGACTTATTCTTGGGTCAACATAAACACAAAAGCTTGGTGTTTTCTCATTAGGATTAAATACTGAATGTATTTTTACATCCTGTCCTGTTAAGGTTTCTGATAAATTTAAATAATATTGAAACACCCAATAACTTGGTATATCATCTATTTCTAATACTAAATTTTTAGTGTTAAACATATTAATCAAATTGAAAAAAAAAGGGGGCATTACACCCCCTCTAATTTTAGGTTAATTTTGACTACAAATCAAAGTCACTTGCTGATGAAGTTGTTGGCTCAAAGCTTGTTGTTGCTGGAGCGTCTGTTTTAACAGCTTTTCTTAAGTGAAGAGGATTGTTAGAATCAAATGTAATTAATTTAGATGACTCTACATCAAGTGCTTCTATTGGCACATTACCTTTACTCATTTTTGGTAAAAACAAATCATTGTTAATATAACCTTCTTTGTTTTCCCATTCACGTGCTGCAAGACATACGTTTACAAAACCTGAATTAGAAAAGATACTATTACATGCACTCATGAATTCCTCAATTGTGTTTGCACTAATCTTATCTAGATCCGCTCTTTTGTTTAGAGTTTCAGCTAAGAATACCATAGCTTTCATAACTTCATTGTCACGGCTAATCTCATTACCATTAGGAAGAATAGTATCTTTGTATGCATAAGGGCTAAACCTTACTCTACCTACTTGACCTGAATAACGTGGTCCATTAGGATTATTTTGATCTACTAAAAATCCTTGAAATTCACCTGTCATAGGCTCACTTTCTACATGTAATGTAATATTATATGCATTTGCATCATATGGTGTTTGATCAAAAGTAACAGAGTTAATCTTTACTTTTTGATTACCTGTTCCAATAACTGGCTTCTCTTTGCCTGATCCGGCTGTCATTCCTTGTGTGTTAAACATAATTTTTACTTTTTTAATTATTGATTTTTAAATTACTCTTCATATTTCTTAATACAGTCTTTTACATACTGCAGGTTGTTTGGGATGAAGAAGTCTTCAAACATACCTTGTGGTGATTTACATGTGTTCTCTCCATTGTTTTGAGTCTCAAAACCATATTCAAGTTCACCATCATCATTTTTATTTACCTTTCCAAATAGAACTATAGAAAACAGACCTTCCAAAGTTAGTGTGTTATCTATCATTTTACCAATGGTTTTTGCTTTAATTTTTCTATTACCATTGATATCAGTTGAATCTTCAGAGTGAGTTAAAAATATTACGGTTAAGTCATCTCTTAGATCTTTAGGCATTTTAGCTACTGTAGCTAAGTTTGCTGCAATCTGGGTAAACTTATCATAACCTTTCTCATTAGCTCTATCAAAGTATTCAAAAGAACTCATATACTGCCAATCATCAATAACTAATGTTTTGATTTTTGGCATTTTTTGATCTACATGTGTAATTGCTTTCATTATTCCAGCTGCTGATGAAGATGAAGCCAAATTACCTTTTGGATTTTCCTTATTGATTGCTGTATAATTAGACTTCCAACCTTTAAAAGGCAGTGGTTTGTTTGCAATGTTAATTATAAATGTTTCATCAGGATCTAAGTGTCTAATTGATGTTGATTTACCTGTACCTGAATCTGCTATTATTAATATACTGTTTGCCATATTTATTTAATTAATTTTGTAATTACTTTGGTTAATGTTATTAATGTTTGATTAATTTCTTCTAGCTTATTTACTAATGCAGATGATGGTGTTTCATCAGGATTAGCTAAGGTAAACAAATCTTCAACTTTACCTGTGTCTTGAAACTTTTGACCCGGTAATTCTTTTGATGTCACATCTTTAATAACTTTTAATTCACTTACGGGAATCAAATGTCTTTGGAATCCTGAGTTGCTAGTAATTAATTCATACTCTGACTTCCAATGAGGATTGTATTTATGTAGATATAATGTTCTTTTAGGGTCTTCTGTATCATAATCAATACTTACAAACTCTGTATATATATCTTCTTCTTTCTCCATTTCACTAGGAAAGAAACTAACATGTAACTCATCCTTACCAGATGGTCTGTATGCCATCTTAGGAATATATAATGCATTAATCATACCTTTTGTTTGAAAATAATCTTCATGCTCTTCTCTTAATTTTTTAACTTTGCTTTTGCGTTCTGCAGGTGTTAGTCCCATAATTTCATTGTTTATTTTTTTTGTATTTATCATCTCCTTTCTTGTTGTCCAGGTGTAGGCATTTCTTCAATTTGCATTTGTTCAAATTTTGCTTTAAAGAAACTCATTCTTGCATCACCATTCCTAGCTTTAAGAAAGTGAAGAACTAATGTTCTATCATTTTCTATTATATATCTATCAGGTCCATAAAACCTAATCTTTTGTTTAGCTGGCCTGTTGATACCTATTAACATATCTGCATGTTGTAACATAGCATCTGAACCAAATATATCTGACTCAAGAATATAATTACCATACTTACCATCTATTGCTCTTTCTGGATTATCAATATTTCTATTAAGTTGTGATAGTGAAATAAACAAACATGGATAATCTCTTTTACATTGTGTAAAAAACTCACCCAACTCAAATAACATATCTAATGTGTTATTCTGATAAGGTGCTCTCTTTACAAGCATTGTATGATCTAATGTTATAATAGTTTTTTTACCTTTATGCTTATTCATGTACATATCAATTTGATCACGCATTTGATTTACAGTCATAGGTGTTGAAACTATATCTACCGGATGCTTAACTCTTTCCTTAGCATACTGATGACATGTGTTCAATACATCAGAAGTAAGTATACTACCAGCACTACATAATTCTTTATATGTTTTACCAGTAATAGAACTAAACTCTCTAATAGCTGAGGTTCTACCAACCATCTCAAACTGAAATTCTAATACTCTAAAATCATCATCCGGATTTAGTGCAAAAGATTCTCTTATAATCTGATCTTTAATAAGTGTTTTACCTGAACCAGGTCTACCACCTATTACGGTTAGAGTATTCCATTCTAAACCATCAGTAGCAGCATCATTAAACTTAGGCCACGGTGTATATATAGACTTTTCAGTCCCATTTTGTCTACCCTGCATGTATTTTAATGCTTCATTGAATGCGGAATATTGCCCCACCCATCCTTCTGTTGATTTAGCCATTCTCTATTGTATATATAATACTTGTTACATTATCTATGCTTGAATTACATGATTTAGTGTCTGGTTCCCATTCACCATCTCTTAGCATTTGAAAATCTTCAAGTACAAGGTTTAATTTATTTAATACTTCTTCTTGTTCTTCTACTGTCATACTACTTTTTCTTTAAATGTTTGTTGTTCTGTGTCAATACCATCTCTGATCATATCACAATAATCAGCTAATGTAGAAGACTTAACTTTATGCTTATCTTGTTTACATATAAAATATTGACTTGTCTGCATATACATGTACTCTGCATCTCTGTACTCATTCACGTACATTCTTGTAGCTTCAAATACTTGATCCCATGTATAATCATATGTTTCAAACAACCATCTAAAAGAACTTGATAACATTTTTACATTGACTCTTGCAGGTTTACCGCTTGGTAATCTTTGGTTTGGAAATATTTCCCTATAGGTATTTATCTTATCAGCAAAGTCTTTACCCATAAGCTGGATATTAGTTTTCTTTTTTGCTTTTATAAAATAATTATCTAAGTGTGCTATAAAGACTTTTGCATCTGCTGTTAATTTATATGATTCATTATCAAATGTAACATATCCATTATCAACTAATGCTTTTTTGTCATCTTCTGAAATCTTAGGCAAAGCTATTTTTAGTTTCATACCAAATAATATAGCTGCCTGATTTGGACTAAGTTTGTTTTTGTATATTATTTGGAATAGTTCCCACATATGTATTTATTAGTTTAGTAACTTTATCAAATGCATTCATATAACTTTTATCTTTTATATAAAGCATATCATCAACGCTGTTTCTACTGTGTACCACACTTGAATGATCACGTTCAATATATTTACCTACAGCATGGCAAGTATATCTCATAGTATGACCCACATGACAGTAAATCTTTCTGAACATTACCAAGTCTTTAGTTCTGTTTAATACAGAAAGTTTTTTGATACTTTGTAGTTCAGGATAAAGAATATGCATAGTAGTTATGCATGCTTTATGTATTTGTTCAAGTGTTGGCCTGTATTCTCCTTCATTATGTAATTTTTGAAATACAATGATTTCAATTCCATACTCAGTGAGCATAGTTTCTTTGAACGTAACTATGTCATTATCAAGCCTATTGTGTTGATTCTTAGTCATTTATGTTTGTTATATAGTTTACAAATTTAAGAAAATTTTACCAGTCTATCAAGGTTTTGCCTTGTTTATTTAGTTCTACATTAGTCTTATTAAACACGTCATTTGAATCCCAAATACCACCTCTATATGCAGCTGATGCAGGATGTGTACACTTAAGTATCTTTTGATTAGATATTAATCTTTCCCATGCTTCTGCTTTTTTACCCATCAATATAAAAACAATATCTTTATTGTCTTGATTGATCTTACTAAACAGATGTTCAGTAAAGGGTTTCCAATGCCAAAAGTGTGATCCTATTTTGTTTACTTCAACTGTAAGAGCTGTATTAATTAATAGCACGCCTTGATTAGCCCAACATTTTAAATCAGTGTGATCTGTATCAATTGCTTTATTGATATATTGTAAAGACTTTTCTGCTTTATCTTTTTTACTACAGCTAAAAGCCAAACCATCAGCTGATCCTAATTGTGGATAAGGATCTTGACCAACTATCACAACTTTTAAATCATCATATTTACACTCTTTGAATGCATTAAATATGTCTTTAAACTTTGGAGTAAATCTTTTACCTTCTTCAACTAAACTAACTAATGAATCTGTTAGATCATCATAAAGTTTGCTGTCAATATAAGGAAATAATATATCTGCCCAACCTGAGCTTTCTATATCTTTTTTTAAACTGTCTTTTAGAATTATAAGGTTTTTTTCCATATTTCTTTCTATTTTTGTATATTTGTATATAAATCTTTTATTATGTCTGAAGAAAATCAAAATTTAGAGTCAACTGTTACTTATGACTTTACAAAAGTTATAACAGGTATCACAGTATCAACCGCATATATTTCTGGTCTTTCTAGAATTTTAACTGATATGGTAACTAACTATCCAAATCCTGCAGGATTACCTAAACTATTTAAAAAGTTTGGTGCTATAATGCAGTTAGAAGACGGACAAGAAATTACTGAAGAAATACAAAAAGATCTTACACTTGATATAAATGAATCTAATATTTATACATTGTTTTCTTTACTCCAACTTCTAAGGTTTTTAGCAAAAGAACAAGGTCTTGAAATTGAAACTAAGACTACTGCTACTAAAGATGATCTAAAGGATCTTGCTGATTTAGTTACAGCAGGTAAATCTACAGCAGATAAAATCAAAGAGATTAATAGTAAGATGAAAATAGTTAAGTAACTATCTTAAATTCATACCATTAAACTCTCCAATTTCTATACATGATTGTATAGCTAAGTTAAGCTCATCTTTATCACAATCTGCAAAAGATTTGCAATACTCTTGCCCATCTCTAACAAAGCATAATCCACATGCTCTTTTTACTTCCATCTTTGCTTCTATAAATGTGTAGCCAATTTCTTGTGCTATTTCTCTAATCATTGCATGTACACGTGCTAACTGTGGGTTACTACCCTTATCACCACCTACACCAATAAATATTTCTAACTTAGAGTCATCAGGTAAACTACCTAACCATTTATTAAATTTGGTTTGAACTGCTTTCTTTGGGAAATACAATTCTCCATTTTTAATTGAAGCTTTTATATATAAGTTATCTTTCATCCTAATATAACATTACTTACAGCGCATGTTAATGATACTACTAAAAATATTAGTAGACTCCAAAAACATCCTTTGTATATTTTAGATTGTCTTTCAGGAGATCTTCCTTGATTACTTCTGTACTGTCTTATTTTTTTTTCTTTTTTCATATAAACATGTGTTCATCTTGGTTACTATTATTAGTGTTATCTTCTGGTAAATCTAATTGTGTTTCTGGTTCTTTTGGGTCATCTGTTTTCACGTGATAGGGTTTAATTATAAAATTTAGTTATTGATTCACTTGTAAGTGTATATAAAGGTGCTTTCAAGCCTGCTTTTTTTAATCCGTTATTTACCCATGTGTTACAAGTGTAATACCAACGGTAGTTGTCTTTACCATAATAATAGTTTGGTGCATATTCTGAATTATAATGTGATTCATCTATGTGCTTTTTAATTATTTGATATTGCTTTTCAGAACACTTGACTGTTTTCCAATTAAAAGAATCAAAATAGAAAGTCTTCTGTACACGTACTAAAGTAGAAGGATCAGTAATCAAAGTTTTATATAGCTTTCCTATAGTTAAACTATCAAATGTATCTACTTCTGTAAAAAATACTTTAGATCCCCAACCATAAAGTTTAAAGACTCCATCTTCTCTTAATACTATATCTACATGTGCACCATTATCAGATAAATAAAATTCACGTTCTGATGATTTACTATAAGATCCAGTAGGTATATAGTGTGCTGCAAACATTATTAGTATAAAAACTAATGATGAGACAGCACAAATTTTTAATATGTCTTTTATTGCTTTTTTAAAATTCATGAGCATCTAAAATTTCTTGTTCAAAATCTTCATCTATGAGATTCATGACATCAATATTAACAAGATTACCTGTTCTATCAATACCACTATACCATACATGAGTTATGTCTGCTGTTGGTCCATAACCTGGTGTTCCTGGATCTCCATTAGAATCATAATATTGATCTGGTTCTCCTGGGTCATAATTATATTCAACCGTAACTGACTCACCTGTTTGTGTTATAAGATCTATTTCCATACTATATAAATCTTAGTGCACCTCCATCAACGTAAACAAACTCTTGTCCACACTCAGTGCACTTAGCATTTGATTCATTACGTAATAAAGAAACATTATAACAATTAGGACAAGGAGTATCTCCTTCTTCTATATATTCTTCTATTGCTTTTCTAGCATAGCTATGTATCATTGCATCATGTGCACCACGATACTCTAGCTCTTCTTGTTGCTCAATAAAGAGCTCTTTCATTTTTCCCATAATATTATTTTTTTTGACTGTCCATCCAACATCTACTACTGCAATAGCTTTCATACTCTGATAGCTTACCACATTGTAGACATTTATAAACTTTATTAGTTTTAGTTTCTGTTTTTTTATCATCCATCCAACTCCATTCTTGAATACTCATCTTAGTTATTTAAAGGATTGTAAAATTTAATTTTAGAATTGTCAAAATCTTTCAAAGCATTGGTAACCCATGTCTCATCCTGTGTACCTGTATAACATAGTATGTGACATACTGCTGTTTCAGATGGATTAAGTCTTAGTAATCTACCTATTCTTTGTGAAGATTTTCTTTCATTACCATATGCATGCATAATAATACCTTGTTTAAGGTTTGGAATTGTAACACCTTCTGATAATTGTAACACGCATGATAACTTATCAATTCTACCATCAGAGAATAATTCTAGATTCTCTTCTGATTTTGCATTACCAGAGTGATAACTATGCTTGCATAATTTATCAGCTTGCTTTTGTGTATTAGCAAATATAATGCACTTATCACCTAAGTTAGAAGTCAATGATTTGACGTAATCTTCTTTAGTAGAGTAGTCCATCAATGCTTTCATTCTCATAATAGCAGCAAACTGTCTTTGTTTTGGTGTATTAGCATCTGCATAACGCTTAGTAGAGTAACTATAGTCTAAGAATTCTGATGTCCACCAAAAACCTCCATTTTTATTCTTTTTCTTTAGTGTCTTAAGTTTAGACAACTCCAGTTGATGAACAAAAATTTTATAGTTGTTTAGTATTTTAGAATCTGTTGCATCATCTACACTAAATGTAAACTTGATGGGACAATACTTTTTGACCATTCTACCTTTTACAGAATCAGCACGTTTTGGTGGTGTACCTGTTAAGCCTAATATTTTACCTGTAAATACAGACAAAAATGGCTCATGTGATTCTAATAAGCTATGACATTCATCTAAATAGACTATATCATAGTCATTTGGATTCTGTTTGTTTATAGATAAGTATGTTGTAAACGTTATATGTTTAACTAATGGGTATAATCCCATTTTATCTAGTTCATCAAGCCAAGACTGAGCTACTGAATGTTTTGGTATTACTACTAATGCATTTATAAAAGGATTATAGTTTCTTTGTAAGTGTTGTATAGCAATTCTTGTCTTACCTACACCCATAGATATGCCTAAACCACATCTTTTATGTTGTGCAGCTATAGATAATGCATCTGCTTGTACTATTTCTCTTTTAGTCATAATTATTACATGAATTTTTTAATTTTTTAGATTTATAAAGGTGCTCCCTATAGGACTTGAACCTATGACCTTTTCATTATGAGTGAATTGCTCTAACCAACTGAGCTAAGAGAGCCGGTAGCCGGAGTGGGATTTGAACCCACACGGACATTGCTGTCCAAAGGATTTTAAGTCCTTCATGTCTACCAATTTCATCATCCGGCCAACAGTGATCCCACAAGGACTTGAACCTTGAACCTACAGCTTAGAAGGCTGTTGCTCTATCCAATTGAGCTATAGGACCTAATTTTATAGATCAAATTTAAATCCTCTTTTCAGAAAAACCTAATTCTATAGCTTCTTTTGGATGTTCTTCTATCCACATGTGACATGACCTGCATGATGATAGCCAAGTGCTAACCTTTAAATGATATTCCCCACGTCCTTTCTTATGATGTACATCTGTAGAATGTAACGTGCAATTGTGCAAAGCTGCTTGACAAATTGGATTCTCTTCAAGAAACTTACGTCTAAGTTTACTGTAAGCTAAATCAATAACTTGCATTTTCTTTGACTTTTGCTTAATGGGCTTTCTCATTAAAGGTTTAGCATCTGTACTCTTACTTTTGTACCAGCAACTCTTGCAATAACGGTTTCCTTTATCATTTTTCCAGATAAATTGTTCCGTATTGCAATTGTTACATAGTTTCTTTTTTTGTTGAATCATGCTTTCAACTTTTTTTGATTGTCATTTGGACTTAAAGTTAAGTAATTTGCTGGTAATAAACCCTTTGACATAAATAAAAGTATCACATCTTCATATACTATACCTAAATCTTTAAAAGATATTGTATTATTATAATCTTCTAAATACTCATCAACTGGTATAGATATTAAAAACTCAACTGATTTACCTTTAAATGTTCTTTTAAAGTAGTTGTTGATCTTTTTACTGCAAATCATTTGTTTCCAAGCATTGATTTCTCTTTGACCTCTTCTCCAAACTTTTGAGATTCTTCTTTTTTTATCCCAATGTAATTTTTCAACCTCAGCTTTATCATAGACGTTTAACCCATGTAACACTCTCTTAAACAAGAAGTGTTGGTATGAATTTAACTTGGTATACTCAAAGTTGTTAATAATTGTAGGTGGATGTAACTGATATTCATCAAGTATTCCATAATAGTGGTAACGTTGAAGTCTTTTACTTAGGAGATCTTTACTTTCATTTTGTTTTAGTTGTGTTAATTGTTCTTGAGATAGCATACATATAGTTTTAATTTTTATTTAATATAATTTTAGATTTAATAATAAAAAAAGGGACTATCACACTATTTCTAGTGGTCAAGTCCCTTTTCAGTCATCCTTCAGAGATGTTTATTTAGAGTTCAAATGTCTCTTCTTCTTCTACTACTAATTCTTCTACTTTCTCATCAACAATTTCATTTTCTACTTTTTCCTCTGATGAGTCAAATCCAAATGCCTCAGCTGTTGTAGCTTTCTTTGGTTTTTTCTCTAGGTTAAATGAAGTTGATGCGTTTGCATCTTTGATTGCAGCACCATTATTATGAGCTAACAATACATCCTCCGCTGTTGCATCAGCAACAAAAAAGGTTTTCCTATAAATAGGTTCTCCATCAACACAACAGATAATACCTGTATCACCTGCATACTTAAGGTCTCTATCAGGATCATTAGCTGAAAATGCATCAAATTGTTCTTTGATGATAATTTTACCTGGCAATGTAGTCATAGATTCTAAACCAATAGATTGTAGATCTTCTAATTTACCATGTAGTAGTGTACTTATGTTTGATTTCTTAACCCAACCTCCATTACCAAAGGTAACTCTGTCTTGTTGTAATCTTACATAACCGTACTCTGAACTTGTGCTTGATTGGCGGATAACATTTCCCATGTCATCAGCAATGATGTTTACTTTACTTTGCATAATTTTTGCTTTTTAAAATTTAATAAAATGTGTGAATGATTCTGTCTATCTTTTAGACATCATCTGGGTGAAAATACGGGTCTTCCAATTTCTCATAACTATCTATTTCATCTAAAGATCTAGAGTCTTCAATGATCCTTTCAGGATCTTCATCAGATTCTTTCTCTTGTTTACCAGAAAATTGATTGTAAAAAGGATTACCCACTTCTTTTGTATATACTCCACCTAAACCATTGAGGTCTTTTATCTCATCATCTGATAAAGATAAATATTGCTCAACTGAACATTCTATTATGCGTCCATTAGGTAACTGTATTATCATTTTATTTGCTAAGTAAGTTTAACAAAAATATAATAATTTATGTATCTAATATAACATAATAAGCATGTCTTTCATTATTAGGAGTAAAAAGTCTGCATATATATAGCTAACAGGTTATTTTATTATTAGCTTTCTACCTACTCTTTTAACATAATCTTGATCTTTCAGTTCTTTTATCAGTCTCTTTGTGGTTCTTTGACTTACATTTAAGTCATCCGCTAATGTTGATATAGAAGGAAAACAAGATCTTTGTTTGTTTGCATAACATGCTAAAACTGAGTATAGTGCTTTAGCTTTTATTGATAGGTCTGGTGATAATATAACCTCACGGCTAACTATACCAAATCTATAGTTCTGTGACATGTTTAGACATGATGATCAATAAAGCAAAGTTATGATCTACTTCTTTACTTAGTTCATCATTTCTCATACCATACTTATCATTCATCATCTTACCGAAAGGTATAGACCTGTCACTTTTTAACCACTTGTTATACTCACTGGTTAACAGTTCTCTACTTATTGTTGCCATGTCTTGATTTTAAATTGATATTTCATTGATATCAGTTCCATTAATTTCACTGAATAATTCTGTTTGAACTACTTTATTAAAGAAAGGAATAGTGTTTTTATCCACTACCTCAATGTCAAATGTATTAATTTTTGCTGACTCTTCTTTAATAACCTGGTTGTCTACGTCATAATAATAAAGCATTACCTCCATATTCATATGATATGGATCAAACTCATCACTCCATGAACCATCTGTTTTAATTCTACCATAGATATAACCATCTATAGTAGCAAGACCTTTATCAATTAGCACATCCCATTCAAAGTTTGTACCTGCATGATAACTTGGTGGCTTTACTTTAACAATATCACCCATCTGTAAAGTTTTGATTTCTTTGTAAGATAAGATACTGTTTAAGATAAAACTCATATGTGACTCACTTAATCCTTCATTAAGGATATTCATGATGTGCACAATGTTTTCAGGATTAGACAACTTTGATTTGTTGACTATCCCATATATAATTTCTTTACTTGTTTTTTCTGATATTACGTATGTTGTATTATTTTTTCCCATTAATTTAATTTTAATAAACATAGCAGGCCAATACTAATGATTGGACCCGCTATGTTAGGTTACCACTAACCATATATACTGTGTGTTTCCCTAGCCTTACTACCTAGTAATAATATATATAATAATACTGGTGTTGTTAGGGTGTCAGGTGTGGCACTTTTAATTTGTTAAACTTGTTGTTTTATCTCCAATGATACAAATGGGATAAATACTATTACAGCTACATCTCTACCATTATATCCATAGTCAAGACCTATTCCAAAACCAATTAATGGCAGGATTTCTATATTAAACTTTGGTAGCATATGTACTTTTGGTAAGTAATTATATACTATGACTGCTAATATCATTACAGTAAAGTAAGATAGTATTAGTCCACTCCATACTAATGGTGTAGATATAAAGCCATCATTGAATACGATAGCTGCTAATGTTACTGTTGCAAGTATAGGTGATACTACAACAAATACTATTTTAATAATTGATCTGAGAATTCTTTTATAAGTTGGTTTCATGGTTTTATTTATTATAAGATTGACAATAGTTTATATATTCTACATTAGAGAATCTTTTAATCTCTATGATGTTGTTGTCCAAAGCAAGTGCTCTTAACTCATGGTTATTAGTAAGCTCTTCATTCAAATCTTCCATTAGTGGTGATTCAAGTTCATTACGTTTGATTACGAAATGTTGTTCTCCTGTAAATAGGTTAACTGTTGGACTTTCAATGCTTGTATACATTAGTATACCGATTCTGTTGTTGTGCTGAACAAATTGCTCAGGGTATATGATTTTTATCTGCATGGTTTTGTGGTATTAATTAAATAAAGGGATAGACTATCTACCCCATTTAGAACGTTTATGTTTTTTCTTGGATACCCAATAGTTATTCTTGGCCCAAGCTTTTTTGTTTTTTGATGTCCCACATCTATTACGTGTGGATCCACATGATTGTAATACTGGTCCTCCAATAAAGAGTAACAGCATTAGATAAAGAAACTTTCTTTTCATAGTTTAAGGATTAGTTATTAATAATTAAGTTTTTCATGTACGTCTTGACCAACGAATGCTGCTGGTAACCATCCAAAGATTATTGATACACCTATGGTAGCACCATGAGCAAAGCATTCTTTAAATGTCCAAGTATCTTCTAGA